GTTGTTCGAGCACATCTATGGGAGCGGCAAGAGGGGCGCGAAGAACTACGAGAACGAGAAGGCTCAAGGGAAAGGTCAGAGCGATACTCCGGGAGTAAGCCCCGGCAAGAGCTTCGACAAGCATCTTAAACCGGGGCAGGGTAGTGGCAAGACACCTGCGCAGGCACAGGACGAACGCAATCCGCAGGCATGGGACAATGCTCTCTCTGCCGCCATTGAGAGCGCACGAGGGCAGGGGAAACTTCCGAGTACATTAGAGCGTGGGCTATGTAAGTTACTCACACCACAGATTGACTGGCGTGATCAGTTGCCTGTCATGGTGAGCAAGAGACTTGGAGCGGACTTCTCAACGTGGGATATTCTTGACAACGAGTTAATGATCCGTGGGTATGGCGCACCATCCAAGGCGAAGTATGGATGTGGGACAGTGGTGTTCGCGACCGATAGCTCTGGGTCTATTGACCAGAAGACTTGCGACATGTTCAACACTGAAGGCGTTGGGTTGATGGAGCAAGCGCGTCCGCGCCAGTTGATATACATCCAGTGTGATGCTCGCGTGCAAGAGTACGTTGAGATAGATGACGCTTCAGACTTGATACGCCCGATCAAGGGCGGTGGTGGTACAAACTTCCGGCCAGTGTTTGAACGCATACAGCGTGAGGGCATTGAGCCTGATATCTTAATATATCTCACGGACCTTGAAGGGACGTTCCCACATGAAGCGCCACCGTACCCTGTCATCTGGGCAACCATTGTTGATCATACCGCCCCCTTCGGAGACGTTATTAAAATTCCAAAACAGTTATCGTGAAATGTCAACTGGCATTAACTATGAAGGATGGTATGAAATGAAACGTACGCCTGAACGGTTCTCACAAGCACGGCACAAAGTGAGGGGGGTTATCTCTCAAACACTTAGAGACATTGGCAACGAGACATTGATCATTCATTCTGAGCCAATGGACCCAGCACACCTTTATCGTCTTCTTATTCCTGATGTTCATTATGATATAATGTTGCAAGCGTCATCACTGATGCCTCAGCGTAGCTATTATGTTATTGATAATCTTAAATTAAAAACCTACACGCAACCCGGTATGATCCCGGAGTTAATCGAGTATGCGATAAATTATGTTGGTGCAGGTGAGCGCAACGGTTGGTTATGGCCTACCTACTTAAACTCTATTGTACCTGACACTGAGTTGGGGGATAAGTTGTTGCCTCTAGTAGACATTGCTATCCAGTGGGAGACTACGTTAAGACTATTTCATATGATGTTCAGCGACATTGACTCCATACCTTTGATCGTGCATATGCTCCCATGGTTACGTCTAGTCATCCCACACATTGACAAGACGCATTTAACTATTCAAGAGAAAGATATACTATCAAAGATGTTCAACGCAACAGAGCCACGCCATGTGCCGGGCGTATCGAAGTGGTTCGGGCAGGTATGTAAGTATGGCACGGAGTTGGTTTCGTTCTACAATATGACCCGACGAAACATTACTCAGGGAGTAGACTCCCTCCATCCAAATGGCCCATCAAAAGTTATTATCGTCCCAGTCCTTAATGAGAACCTAACCGAGGATGGACTGCTCGATCACTTCCACGAGTTCGTAAAGGGTGCGCAACTATCATCGCCCGCGCAAAAGGCCGCACATTACAAAGGGTTTACATCATGAGACCTAAGCCGCAAGCGACCAACGACAAAGTTATATTCAGGCTCATTGAGATGCCCTGTTGCCACGGGCTTATTTGTTGGGTCAATCCACGTCGCCCTAACTACTGCCCTGAATGTGGGAAATACATATGGCCACAAATGCGGAACGAAGAGGGAGTACTGCGGCACACGGTGGGGTGGCTACGCTTGCCACTGGACGACACGAAAGAGGTTGGCCCCACGTAACAGTGCTATGTGATCCATGCGCCAACGACTATACAGGCGCAGGCATGGTGAATGGCGGCACGGGGCGCTTTGGTGTCTACGTGCTAGGCGGGTTCTATAGTAGTTGGATTAGAGGGAACTATATAGAAATGATTAGCAATGGAGACTGGCGATGGACAAAGAACTCAGAACCATGCTAGCAGAACGTGATGCATTGTTCCGTAACCCTACACTCGAAGCGGCGCAAGCCTTTTGGCTCAAGAGCAATTTTGAGACTTGGAAGAGGCCAGATGTTCCTCTTGCCGCTACTCATAAGGCACGATTGCAATGGCTCGACGCTACTGATCACATGCTAGCAGAAAGTATAGAGTGGCTGAAAGCAAATGGCTATGAGCTAACTATGAAGGGAGCGCCACCGCTGACACCTGAGCAGCGTGACGCAGAACGTCGGTTTCTTGGCAAACCACCCTTACCCCAAGAGTAATCCGATGACCCAAACACGTTTACCATGGTCCAATTGCCTCGATTGCGGCAAGGCAATGGATGCTGCAAGTGCAATGACACATGATAATCCTCCTAAAAAGGGAGATGTTAGTATTTGTCTTTATTGTGGACACATCATGATATTCAGAGGTAATTTAACCCTTCGTGCATTAACTGATGAAGAGATGTTAGAAATTGCTGGCAACCCCCAGTTAATTCAAATGCAAAAAGCGCGAGCCACAGTGGTAATGCTAGAAACCATGAATATAGCTCGGAAAATGGGGGATATCAAGTCATGAAGCTAGTCTGTTTGTTGTTTTCTTTTTGTGGTCCGCCACATATTTATTGTATTCATAATGGACTTTATTATGCGGCAGAAGCAACAATAGATGTATGGGGGACTGACTGGATCGAAGTATATCAACAGGGTAAAGGTAAGATCATGTATTTTATATCCTGTCCGAGAGAGGTACAGCCATGAAGTTAGTCTATGGGGACTTCGAGTCGTACTATGACGATCAGTTTACACTCAAGAAGCTAACACCGTACGAGTATATTATTGACGATAGATGGGAAACTATTGGCTGTGCTATTGCCGAAGGTAACAATGAGTTGTTGACTTACTTTCTAGAGGGTGACGACGTAGCGGATTTACTCCGAGAGTATCCTCGACCGTGGGCATTCGTCAGTTACAACGCTTTATTCGACGCGAGTATTCTAGCGTTCAGGTACGGCATACACCCTGACATGCTCATAGATGCAATGGGTATTGTACGCGCTGTACTACAACATAAAATTTATAACGGCAGGGTGAACCTTGAAAACGTGTCAGGTGTTCTTGGCCTGCCGCCTAAAGGCCAGACAATACACAAAGTAAAGGGGATGCGACGTAGGGACTTGGAAGCGCAACCAGTACTATGGAAAGAATTTAAAGAGTACAGCCTACAAGATGTTCGCAATTGTCGTAGTATTACTAGACGACTTGCTAAACACTTTCCACGCTCAGAGCTATGGGTGATGGACACTGTACTTAAAATGTGTACTCAACCTAATTTCTATGGTGATCTGACACACTTGTATGAGCATCTAGGTATAGTGCAAGCTGAGAAAGAAGTATTACTCTCGCGAGTAGGACTGACACGCAAAGACTTACTATCAAGTCATTTGTTTGCAGTGGCGTTGCGTAATTTTGGTATCGAGCCACCAACAAAACAATCCCCCACCGATCCAAGTAAGACAGTCTACGCGTTCGCTAAGAGTGACGAGGGCTTCCGTGAACTCGAAGAGCATGAGAACCCAGATGTACAGGCACTCGTTGCCGCTCGTATAGGTATAAGGGCTACATTAGAAGAACGACGTACGGAACGGTTTATCGGTATGACAGTGGCGGCAGAGCACGCGTTCGGAACGCCGTGGATGCCAGTCGCTCTTAGATATGGAGGCGCACACACGCATAGGTTCTCGGGTGAATGGAAGATCAACCAACAGAATTTACCATCGCGTAAGTCCAAAAAGCTACGTCAAGCAATGGTTGCACCGCCCGGTTATAAAGTCGTTGCAGTAGATGCATCTCAAATCGAAGCACGACTAACAGCATGGCTTGCTGACGAGCACGAGTTACTCCGGGAGTTTGCTAAGGGGTCAGACGTGTATTGCTGGTTTGGCTCAGACTTGTTCAAACGTAAAATAACTAAGGCCGACAAACTTGAGCGGTTTATTAGTAAGAATACGGTGTTAGGTCTTGGCTTTCAAATGGGAGCGAAGAAATTCTTTAGTCAATTGGTTTCACAAGCGGCAGTGAATGGGATAGACTTGCCGTCAGATGTAACGCTTTCACAGTGTGAACTATGGGTTCAGTTCTATAGACAACGGTTCAGGAATATCGTTAAGTCATGGAGGGTGAACGAGCAAATACTATGGGAAATGGCATCACCAGCACCCACATCAGTACGGGAGATGATATTACCCCCACCAACGTCAATGCGGGTGGGACCATCATACACTGATGGGACTGACTTAGTGTTACCGAACGGGCTACGAATATATTACGACAACTTACATATAGTGGGCAACAAAAAGAAATTTACTTTCGGTCGTGAGACAAGGGAAATTTACGGTGGTAAGTTCACTGAGAACCATGTGCAAGCGCTTGATATATTACACGTCATGGAGGCAGCCAAGCGTATTGACGATAGGCTAAGGGAAATTAATATACGGATACCGTTGGCGCATCAAGTCCATGACGAGCTGATATATGTCTGCCCCGATGGGCTGGTGTCTACTCTGGGAGTAATAGCCGAAGAAGAAATGAAGCGACCACCAAAGTGGGGTCTTGATCTGCCGCTCGATGCAGAAGTGAAAGTTGGACAGAACTACGGAGACTTAGAATGATTGATCCATCCAGGCTTAAAGAAGCACAAGCTAAAATCATAGAGCTTACTGAAAAAATTCAAACACTTCTTCACTTAGTTACAGCACAACGTGACTTGATTGAAGCGCAACGTGAACTACTTAAAGCAGCACGAGTCAAAGGAGATAACAATGAAGACGCGTGAAGAACACCTTGCATGGTGCAAAGAGCGAGCACTAGAGTATCTCGATCATGGTGACGTGAGTAACGCTATCGCCAGTATGTTGAGCGACTTAAACAAACATGAAGAGACGAAAATTCCTAGCCATCTTGGGATACTTGGCTTAATGTACGTACGCGACAATGACAAGGATGGAGCACGTCGGTACATCAACGGGTTTAAGTAACCCAAAATACAACCTGTGCGTGTATTGACAAACCATCAGGTTGTATGATAGAATGTTATAATCATGTATAGGAGTAGAGGCTATGTCTCTCACTGAAATACCCATGCTGAAGACCAGAACGTTTCTATCTGTCGATATTGACGTTGTCAAAATTAAATCCAAACTCAAACTGTCGCCGCAAGCAGCGTTTATATTGTCTCTATTACTCCGAGAGTATCAGGCGCATATCACCGAGTTCGACTCTGTCGCTTCCCGTCAACACGTCCATACTATCCGTAAACTATTGCACGGAAGGTTTGGAGATAAGGTTATTGTGTCGATGGGGATGGGGATGTATGCAATCCCTGATGACGTTAAACAAGCTATTCAGAAATACATCTCGGGGGTAAATCAATGAGTCGTTTTACCCGTAGCGGAAAGCCCAAGGAAGACTTCTCGTGGAGCTATACCAAGGTACGGGACTACCGTACTTGCCCAAAGAAATTTTACGAGACTTCAATACTTAAAAAATATAAAGAACCTAAAACGCCTGCATTGGAGGACGGCGATAGGCTTCATGCCGCCTTTACTCGGAGAGTAGAAAAGAATTTACCAATGCCTACAGCATATGAAAAACTTAATGATTGGGGTGACGAAGCAGCAAAGATAATTCAGCCCGGTCAAGTCAATATGTGCGACAAGGAGATTGCGTTAACTCGCAATCTTACCCCTACGGGGTATTTTGACAATGACGTATGGCTAAGGATTAAGATCGACCTATTGAGGTTGTTCCCACATAAGAATAACCAAGCGCTTGCTCAAGTCATTGACTATAAGACCGGCAAGCCTAGAGACGACATAATACAGCTAGCGATATATGCTCAAGGTGTTTTCAGCACGTTCAGTAATGTCATAGCGGTACGTACTGAATTTTGGTGGACACAAATTAAAGATAAGACCCATGAGATATTCAGCCGCGACGATATGACTGAACTGTGGAACGAGTTACTCCCAGAGTTACATCAGATGGAAGTTGCGCAACAGACTAATAACTATCCAGCAAAAAAGAACGGACTATGCGCTGCGTACTGTCCAGTGATCACATGCCCGCATAATGGTAGACGATGATGGAAGACAATCGAGTATTATTGTTTGTTGCATTTGCAGCCTTCGTTGCCGGTGGTGTTCTTAACTGGCACACTCGTGCCGAAGCTCCAACGGGCGACGCACCACCTGTTGGTGGTCACTATATGCCGGGTGACGTAGAGTTTAATTCGACTGCTACTAAGCCTTGTGCTTGGGTGCTTCAGTCCGATATGAAATGGAAAGAAGTAGATTGTATTAATGCAGCGTTGGTGCTCTCAGAAATACTAGCTAGATCAATGTTACATCCATACAACGATGAAAGCTATATGCATAATCTAATGGGTCGCCGTTCATCATCCGATACGCCTAGCAATCCTAGTCCGTTAAACGACGAGCCAGTGCGTCCACACGTATCAGCTTTTAACTATATTGATGACACAACGACAATAGCTGATATGATATATGAAGATGTAATGAGTGATAAATATAAAGGAACGGAACCATTTGTCGGTTGCACGACTAGAGGCACAGTCATTATTGCAAACATTATAACAAACATAACAAACTTCGATAGGTTTGACGGTCTATGCAAACGATAGGAGAGGACAATGGTAATGCTTAAAGAGGGCGGAATGTTAAAGTTAAACCGCTCATATAACTTCGTTGATAAGTATACAGTCATTGACGAGTTACGTACTCTGGTCGAAGACGACGGACGGTCTTACACAGCAATCTGTAACCGTGCAGGTATTGTCCCCGGCACAATGAAGAAGTGGTTTAGTGGTAAGACACGCAGGCCGCAAATGCCCACGATCAACGCCGTCGCGAGAGTATTTGGTAAGAGAGTGGGGCTCGTAGATCGGTGATTGCCCAAATAATTATATTTGGCTCACTGTTCGTAACAGGTTATCAGTTGATGCAGTGTGTCAAATATACTGTTGGGTTAGCTTTGTTACTTTTGGGTAAGTATGAAGCGTTTCTATGGTGGCATAACAATGTGGTGGACCAATGACAACAGAAGAAGGATATGTAAAAGATCAAGTACGCAAGTTACTCAAAGAGTATGGCGTGTATTACCTCCAACCTGTTCAGATGGGATATGGGGGTAAGGGGGTAGACTTTCATTGTGTTGTTCGATGGAGAGACTTACCAATAGCTTTCTTCATCGAGACGAAGGCACCAAGCAAAGACCTAACACCCTTACAGAAACAATTCAAACAGGATAGACACGAACAACAAAACGCAACAACGTTTGTAATTTCTAATAACACTGGGCTGAGAAAGTTAGAACAATGGCTGCAATCGCTACAAGACCAAAGCTCACTGCTCAAGGTTCCATCCTCGACGATTATCCATTCCCCACCCGAAACCCTTTAGAGCCTGCGTTTCGTATCCAGAAACTTACATGCGCACTCCTGACAACGAAGCGACGCGGATACGTACTCAACGATATCGGTACGGGAAAAACACGTTGTCTGTTGTGGTCATTCGACTACATGAAACAAACTGGACAAGCCAACAAGTTACTGGTTATAGCTCCGTTGTCTATATTAGTACTTACGTGGGCGAAAGAACTAAGAAAAGAGTTCTGGTGGTTAAGGTTCCAGATACTGCATGGTACAAGAGAGCAACGTTTGCAGGGACTAGCAAGAGACGTAGACGTTTATATTATCAATCATCATGGTCTAGACGTTATACTCCCAGAGTTAAAGGCACGTATGGACATTAACGTTATATGTGCTGACGAGGTGGCAATATATAGGAACGGTAAAAGCAAAACTCTCACTCTGCCGTTCAAGAGTTTAGTTATGGGGCGTGACTACGTATGGGGTTTAACTGGGTCACCTATGCCACGGGCTGTTACTGATGTATGGGGTCCAGCAAGTTGTATTACTCCCAGCACTATCCCACCATACTTTACTTGGTTCCGCGCTCAACTCATGATCAAGACGACACAGTTTAAGTGGGAGCCAAAGCCCGGTGCTGAAGAACAAGCAGTTAAATGTTTGCAACCATCAGTACGCTTTAAGATGAATGATGTTATGGAATTACCAGAACGTTCTTATCAATATTACCACGCACCAATGACGGCAAAGCAAGAAGAAATTTATAGGGAAATGTCTAAGAATGCCATTGCGCTTATTCAAAACAAAAAGGTTGATGCTCTTAATGCTGGGGCTGTGCTAAGTAAGCTTTTACAGATTGCTGTGGGCTATGTGTACACCCGCGACGGGGATGTAATCGAGCTAGATAATAAACCTAGACTACAGTTAATCGTAGATTTGATAGATAGCTGTGCTCAGAATGTAATTTTGTTAGCGCCATTTATATCAGTGATTAATGGGTTACATCGTACTCTTGCAAAAAATAAAATTACCCATTGCATCGTGCATGGTAAAACATTACCCAAGGAACGAGCAAGACTGTTCAATGACTTTCAAGATAGAGGAT